CTCAACCCAGGTTCCCTCCCCATAGACACAGGGGCTGACCTGGTGTTATGTAGCCATACCCAAGGGGGTGCCGTGGTCGACGACCTCAAGTCAGGCGACCACCGCCGAGCGCTGACCGCACTGCGTGACATTCTGGCCGACCAGATCGTGCTCTGTGAGCCGAGCGTGGTGGCCCAAGTCGCCGCCCGGCTGCAGTCGGTGCTCGCCGAGCTCGCAGCACTGCCCACCGAGTCGAAGATGTCGACGGTCGACCAGCTGCGCGCCAAGCGCGACAGCCGACGGGCGTCGTGAGGGTCGGCGTCCAAACGCCGCGCCTGTCCCGCATTCCGGCGTTTGCCAGCAACGACGCAGCCGACGACGTCATCACGATGGCCGAGGTCGCCGGCATGCCGCTCGACGAGTGGCAGAAGTGGATCGCCCGCAACTCGCTCGGCGAGCTCAACGATGGCCGCTGGGCCGCGTTTGAGGTCGGCATTGACGTGCCGAGACAGAACGGCAAGTCGGCGCTCATTGAGGCGCTGATCCTCGCCGCTCTGTTTGTCTGGCAGGAGCGCACGGTCATCTACTCGGCGCACCTGTTCTCCAGTGCGCAAGAGACGTTCACCCGGCTCCGGTCACTGATCGAACAGTCGGAGTTCGCCGACGAGGTCGCCAAGGTCTACACGGCCAACGGTAAAGAAGCGATCATCCTGAAGAACGGATGCCGGGTCAAGTTCATGGCCCGCAGCCGTGGCGGCGGTCGTGGCTTCTCCGGCGACCGGATTATCTTCGACGAGGCGTTCGACCTCGACCCGAAGGCGCTCGGCGCGATGGTCCCCGCCCTCGCCGCCCGGTCGATGCGTGGCGACTCCAACCCGCAGATTTGGTACGTGTCGTCGGCGCCCCACGCCGACAGCGTCGTCTTTCACAGCGTCCGCTCAAGGGCGCTGTCCGAGGCCGACCCGGGCCGCCTGTTCTACGCCAGCTGGTCAGCCGACGAGCTCGCCGAAGCCGACAACGTCGAAGCGTGGTACCAGGCCAACCCGGCGCTCGGCATCCGCATCTCGGAAGACTTCGTCAGGGACGAGATGCAGGCGCTGTCACATTCGCCCGAGGAGTTCCTGCGCGAACGCCTCGGCATCCCTGACATGCCGATCACCGACAAGGTCGCACCGCCCGCCATCCCCGCCGACGCCTGGCAGGCAACGGCGACCACCATCCCTCACGACGTCGCCCCTGGCGGCTGCGTGTTCGCCTATGACGTCCACGACGGCTGGGCATCCATCGCCATCGCCGCAGGCACCCTGTCGGCGGCCTACGTCGAGGTCGTCGCCCACCAGGCCGGAGACGGCTGGCTCCCTCGCCGCCTCGTCGAGCTCGCCGAGCGGTGGAAGCCGATCAGCATCGGCCTCGACGGCGGCAACGGCCCAGCGGTCGCAGTGCTCGGCGTGGCACGCGAGCAGTTCGAGGAGGCTGGGCTCAACCCCGACCTGCTCCGGCCGATCACCTCGGCCGACTACAAGGCGGCGTGCGGGTCATTCCTGCGCTCCGTCGTCGACGGCACCCTCACCCGCCCGGTCGTCGCACCGGATCAGCTCGACAACGCCGCTGTGGTCGCCTCTGAGCGCCGCATCGGTGACGCCTTCGTGTGGGACCGCAGAACTGCCACCGTGCCACTGGCGCCGCTGGTGGCGGTGACGTTGGCTCGCTCGCTACTCGGCGACAAGCCCCCAAAGCTGACGCACTCGGCGTCGGCGTTCGTGTCGCTCAACGACTACTAGCCCGAGGGGGTCGCGCATGTTCACTGCCATGCAACTCGTCGGTCTGGTCATGGTCGTCGTCGGTGCCTTCATCGGCGCTGGCCTACCTGGTGCCCTCGTCGGCGCCGGGATTCTGCTGACCTACTTCGGTCTGGCGGGTGAGCGCTGATGTTGTCGTCAATCTTCCGTCGCCCCGAGCAGCGCGCCCAGGCGACCACCTGGGGACTCTGGCCCGGCGAGATGACCCAGGTTGTCGGCGGCGTGTCGGTCACCGAGCAGACGTCGATGCAGTTGCTCACCGTCTACGGCTCGGTGCGCCTCATCTCCGATTCGATCGCCACGCTGCCGCTCGACGTGTATCGCCGCACCGGCGACGACGCCAAGGTTGAGGTCGCCAAGCCGAAGTGGTTGCAGCAGCCGACGACGAACCTCGACTTTACGTCGTGGGTGTCGCAGGTGTTGTCGTCGCTGCTCTTGCACGGCAACGCCTACGTCGTCGTCCTGCGCAATGAGGTCGGCGCCATTGTCGAACTGATCCCGCTCGACCCGTCAAAGGTTCGGGTGACCCGTGATCGTGGCCGCCTGGCCTACATGGTGAACGGCCAGCGTGTCGACGCCGAGATGCTCCATCTCAAGGGGCTGATGTTGCCGGGTTCCGACGTCGGCCTGTCGCCGGTGGAGTACGCCCGCCAGTCGATCGGGCTCGGCCTGGCCGCCGTCAAGTTCGGCACCGGATATTTCGAGGGCGAGGGCAACATGCCCGGTGTCATCGAGATGCCTGGCAGTGCGCAGTCCGAGACGCTCAAGGCTATCGCCGACCAGTGGCGCCGTCGTCGCCGTGAGGGCGGCCGTGGCCTGCCCGGCGTGCTGCAAGAGGGCGCCGTGTGGAAGCCGACCGGCGTCACCAACGAGCAGGCGCAGTTCTTGGCCACCCGCAAGTTCACGTCGGCCGAGATCGCTGGCCAGATGTTCATGATCGACCCGACAGAGCTGGGCATCGGCATCGAGGGTTCGTCGCTGACTTACGCCAACCTGGAGCAGCGCAACACCCGCTTTGTCCGAGTGACGTTGCTGCCGTGGATCGTGCGTCTAGAGAAGGCGCTGTCGGACCTGCTGGCGCAGCCTCGGTACGTCAAGTTCAACCTCGGCGCCCTGCTCCGGGGTGACCTGCAGACCCGTTACGCCGCCTACGCCGTCGGCATCGGCGCCGGGTTCTTGGAGCCGAACGAGGCGCGCGACTGGGAAGACCTGCCGCCGATGGACGACACGCCCGACGTGCCCGAGGTGGCCCCGATGGAGGAGAACGCTGCGCTGATGATGGCCGAGATGCGAGCAGCGATGGCCGAGCAGTCGACCCGCACGTCCGACACGCACATCCACCTGCCGGATTCGCTGCAGGTGGAGATGCGTCAGGAGCCGATCATCATCCCGGCCCCGATCGTCAACATCCCGCCGGCGCAGGTCACGGTCAACGTCGAGCCGACACCGGTGACGGTGAACGTCCCTCCGACCGAGGTGACGGTGAACGTCCCGACGCAGCCGCCGCCGATCGTCTACGTGCAGCCGCCGGATTCCGGCGACGAGTCCATCACGTTCACGCGTGACCCGTCGGGCCGCATCGTCGGCGCCAAGAAGGTGACGAACTGATGGCTGACAACGTCGGATACACCCCAGGGTCAGGCGCAACCGTCGCCGCCGACGAGATCGGTGGCGTGCTTCACCAGCGCGTCAAGCTCGGCATCGGCGACGACGGCACCGCCGTCGATGTGTCGGAGTCGAACCCGATGCCGGTCACGCTCACGCAGGGCGAGGTCGTGGAGGCGCTGGAAGCCATGCGAATGGCAGTGCAGGCGCTCAGCCGTTCCATCGGCCAGTCGATGCCTGATGTGGCCGGTCGTCTACGTGTCGTGGTGGACGCCATCACTGGCTCTCTGACGTTGGCGACGATTACCACAGTCGGCACCGTCACGACGCTGACGAACCAGACACAGATCGGCGGCCTTCCAGCCTTCGAGCAGATCCCGGCGCTGATGCGCCTCGGTGCCGACAGCCTCCGCAGAAACGTGAGCGTGACCTGAGATGACCACGACCAACGGCAACCGCAAGATTCTCGACCTGAAGCGGTGGGAGTTCTGCACCCCTGCCCCGACAGCGACCGTGGCGGGTGCGTTCATCTCGTCGTCCCGCCACTACCGCCAGCAGCAGCTGTACGTCGTGTCGGCAACCGTGCAGTACCTCTACTCGGCGCAAGAAGACGCATGGGTGCAGATCCCGTCCGGCGCTCTCGCTGGCACGTTCGCCGTCGGTGCGTGCGGCACGGCCACCTCGGTCGGCCCGAGCGGCACGGCGACCGCTGGCACGACATCGACGATCACGACGAACCTCACCCTGGCCCGTGACCTGCGCGGCTACAGCATCCACATCACCGGCGGACCGAACGCTGGCGCGACACTGGCGATCAGTAGCAACACGGTCGGCGCCACCTCGGTCATCACCGTCCCGGTGCAGGCGTCGGCGTTCACGGCGTCGACCACGTTCCGTCTGCTCACGCCCCGCTGGTACGTCCTGAACGCCATCACGGCGGCGGGCACTACCACGGCCAACGTGTTCCGGTTCTACGACTTCGCACTGAACACCTGGGGCGCAGCCGAGACGGGCGCCACCGACGGCATCGCCCCGGCGGCAGTGATCGGCACCGACTCGAAGCTGATCGCGACACCGTCGTGGCAGGGCGAGGGCTATGCCGCATTTGCCACCGGCACCGCCACGGCAGGCGGCGCATCGACGCTGACGAACTCGGCCAAGACCTGGACAACGAACCAGTGGACGAACTACCAGGTCCGCATCGTGTCGGGCACGGGCGCCGGTCAGATCCGCACCATCGCCAGCAACACCGCCACGGTGCTGACCACCTCGGCGGCATGGACGACGAACCCCGACGCCACCTCGGTCTACTCGATCGAGGGCAACGACGACTTCATCTACTACATGGGCTCGGCGGCGGTCACGTTGTTCCGCTACAGCATCTCTGCAGGCACCTGGACGACACTGTCGCCGACCGCTGCCCGTGCCGCTGCCCCGGCAGTCGGGATGAGTGGGCACTGGGTATGGGAAGCCACCGACGCCGCGTGGAATAACGAGTCAGCCATCCTGAACGGGCGGTACATCTACTCGTTCCGTGGTGGCGCTGGTGCCGTGCTCGACCGCTACGACATCGCTGCGAACACCTGGGCGAGCGCTCTGACGTACGCCCCGGCGACCGAGGTGTTCGGTGCTGGCTCGAAGTACGCCTACCGCAACAACGCCATCTACGCCCAGAAGGACGCGACCGGCCGATGGTTCCGGTACAACGTCGTGACCAGCGAGCAGGACGGCTGGTCGACGATGACCTACACCCAGGGCGCAGCCATCGCCGGCGACACGAGCTTTGACGTCCACTACACCGACGGTTCCGCTGAGATCGACTACGTCTACATGGTGCTCAACACCAGCACCGTCATGCTGCGGGCGATGATCATCTGATGACCGTCGACGACCTGATCCGCCAGGCCCGCACGTGGGTCGCTCGTCAGACGGTGCTACGCGCCGAAGCGGTGCGCCTCGGTGACACGACGGCCATCGCCGCCGCCGACGCCGAGATCGCCACCACCGAGGACACCATCGCCACGCTCGAGGCGCTCTAGCCCGAGAGGAGCGGCCGTGCTGCTCACGCTGCTGCAGTCCACCGGGACCATCCCGCCCGAGCCGCCGCAGGACGATCCCGGCAGCGGTAGTCGGACGTTCGTGCGGCCGTTGCCGGTCAAACCCCTCCGTCGCACCGTCGACGAAGAACTAGAGGCGATCCTCGCCTCGCTCCTACTGCTCACCTGAGGAGGTGCTCACATGATGATCGACGAACGCGGCACTGGCCGCCAGATCCGGCACTACGACCTGACCGACTTCGAGTTTCGCGAGGGCGGCGACAACGGCTACACCTTCGAGGGCGTGGCATCGGTCGTCGATGCGCCCTACACGGTCCACGACATGTTCGGCACGTTCACCGAGACGATCGCCGCCGGCGCCTTCACCAAGACGCTGCGCGACTCCAAGGCCGACGTGGCGCTGTTCATCAACCACGACCACCAGGGCATCCCGCTCGCCACCCGTTCGGCTGGCACGCTGCGCCTGGTGGCCGACCCGGACCTGCGTGTCTCGGCCGAGCTCGACCCGGCCCGCAGCGACGTGCAGAACCTGCGCAGCGCCGTCACCCGTGGCGAGATGCGCCAAATGTCAATCGGCTTCACCGTGCCCAAGGCGCGAGACAAGTGGAACGACGACATGACCGAGCGCACGATCAAGGAACTGCAGTTGTTCGAGGCGTCGGTGGTGTGGCGGGGCGCCAACCCGTACACCTCGTCGTCGATGCGTTCCTTCGACGAGATGCTGGCATCGCTCACCGATGCCGAGATGACCGACGACGAGGTGCGTCGCGCGCTGGCCTTCTTTGAGGGCCGCCTGCCGCAGCCACCCGTCGACACTTTCGCCGACCGTGACCGGATGGACCGGGAACGGCTTGAGCGCAAGCGTCTGTTGCGCCCTGCGCTGACCTGACGCTGCACCTGCGACCCGCTCCCCACGCCGCACGCCGCCGCAAGGCACCTGCACCTGACGAGACCCGTCGCGACACCCAACCCCGTTGGACGGCCCACCCCGGGCACGTCGCACACCCTCCCGAAAGGACACCACCCACGATGGACATTCGTGCACACGTCGAGAAGCTGAACGAGAAGCGCCTTCGGGCGTGGGACGCTCAGAAGGCTGAACTCGACAACACCGCAGGCCGTGAGCGCACGGCCGAAGAGCAGGCCCGCATCGAGCGCATGGACGCCGAGATCGACGATCTCGACGCCGAGATCCGTGAGTACGTGATGCGCGAGCGTCGCGAGAGCGAGGCCGCCCAGCTGCGCGAGGCTCAGGCCCGCGTGTTCAGCAGCGACCCCGGCGTCGCCACCCCGCAGCAGGCCGTCAACGAGCTGCGCTCGTTCCTCGACGCCTGTATGCGTGGCGAGAAGGTCGCCTTCGAGGTCGACATCCGCTCGGCCGCCAAGGAGCGCGAACTGCTCCGTCAGGGCGCATCACCGATGGAACTGCGTGACCTCGCATGGGACACCGGCTCGGCCGGTTCGCTCGTGCCGACCACGCTGGCCCGCACCCTGTACGAGTACATGGAGGCGTCGAACGGCATCTTCCGTGCGCCGACCACCAAGCTCAACACCACCTCGGGTGAGCCGCTCGACCTGCCCCGTGTGAGCGCTCACACGATCGGCACGCTCGTCGTCGCTCAGGGCACCGCCATCGGCGGCACCGATCCGACCTTCGCCCGTACCCGGCTGGACGCCTTCAAGTACGGCGCCCTGGTGGTCGTGGCATCCGAGGTCGTCACCGACTCCGGCGTCGACATCGAGGGCTTCCTCGGCCGCAACATCGGCCGTGCGCTCGGCCGTGTCATCGCCACCGACCTCGTTGCTGGCTCTGGCTCGGGTCGCCCCAACGGCATCATGACCGCCATCGCCGGTTCGGGCACCATCGCCACCGGTGGCTCGCTCATCACGCCGACGGTGGAGAAGCTCATCGACCTGCAGTACAGCGTGAACGACGAGTACCGCAACTCGCCCGACGCCGCCTGGCTGATGAACGACTCCACGGCTGGCACGCTGCGCAAGCTGCGTGACGGTGCGGGCGGCACCATCGGTGCGTTCCTGTGGCAGCCGTCGCTCACCAACGGCATCATCAACGGCCAGCCCGACCGCCTGCTCGACAAGCCGGTCTACACCGACCCGAACGTCTCGGCGGCCGGCTCGGCGAACAAGACGGTGGCCTTCGGCGACATGTCGGCGTACTACGTCCGCACCGTCGGCAACCCGGTCATCGAGCGTGACGACAGCCGGTACTTCGACACCGACGAGATCGGGTTCCGTGGCAAGTGGCGGGTCGATGGCGACCTGCTCGACGCCACCGCGGTCAACGTGATTCGCCAGGTTGTCGCCTGACCTTCCAACGCCCCCAGCGTTGTCGATCTCCCGGGCAGGAGAAGCGCCAGGTGCCGCGGCGCCCCGCTCTCCTGCCCGGGGGCCATCCCCCTTACCCCATCCCCTGCCCGGAGGAACCATGCCCATTCACCGCATCCCTCGCGCCACCATGCACGAGGACTTGCACGCCGTCGAACGAGATGGCGAGCAGGTCGTCTCCGTCGCCGCTGACGGTCCCGAGTTCGTGCTCGTCGGCACCATCACCGTCGGCCAGCGCATCGAGTACCGCACGCACGCCGCCCGGGTGGGTGCCGCATGAAGTTCTTGATCCACGCCAACTCGCCCGACTCGCCCACCGGCTACGGCGTGCAGTGCCGACACCTCGTCACCCGTCTCAAGCGAGACGGCCATGACGTCGCCGTCGCCTGCACCTACGGCCACCAGATCGGCGTGAAGCAGTGGCCGACGCCCTACGGGCCGGTCACGCTGTACCCGTCTGGTCGGCTGGAGAACTCGATCGACATCCTGCGCGGCCACGCCGAGCACTTCTTCGAAGGTGACCTGTCGTCGGGCTGGATCATCCCGCTGACTGACGTGTGGGTGCTCGGTCGGGTGCCGATGGATGACCTGAAGGTGCTCGCCTGGACGCCCGTCGACCACTTCCCCGCACCGCCGGCCGTGGTGAAGTTCTTCCACCGCTCGGGCGCCACCCCGGTGGCGATGTCCCGGTTCGGTGAGCAGCAACTCATCGAGGCCGGACTGGACCCGCTGTACGCCCCGCTCGCCGTCGACACCGCCGACTACAAGCCGACCACGCACCTCGAGATCAACGGCGAGACGCAGGACGCCCGCACGGTGTTCGGCATCCCGCAGAACGCCTTTGCCGTGCTGATGGTCGCGATGAACAAAGACCCGAAGGACCGCAAGGGCTTCAATGAAGCCTTCCGTGCCTTCGGTGCATTCTGGAAAGACCACCAGGACGCCGTGCTCGTCGTGCACTCCGACCGGTTCGGCATGGACGGCAGCGGCATCGACCTGATCGAACTCGCCAAGCACGCAGCCATCCCGATGCACGCGCTGATCTTCACCGACGCCTACGCCCACCGCATCGGCTTCTCGCCGAAGATGATGGCGGCGCTCTACAGCAGCTGCGACGTGCTGCTCGCTCCGAGTCGGGGCGAGGGGTTCTGCGTGCCGATGATCGAGGCGCAGGCGTGCGGCACGCCCGTCATCGCCTCGGACTTCTCGGCGCAGAGCGAACTGATCGGCTACGGCTGGTCGGTCACCGGGCAGCTCGAATGGGACGCACCGCAGGCGGCGAGCTACCTGGCCGCCTCGACCATCGACGTGTACCACAAGCTCTGCCAGGCGTACGAGGCCGACCTGGCGCAGATCGCCGAACTCAGCATCGGCTTCGCTGCGGAGTACGACGTCGAGAAGGTCTGGGCCTCGTACTGGCAACCGCTCATCGCCAACCTCGAGCCGCAGCCGCCGGCCGCTGACAAGCCGCCGATGGAGCGGTGCGACGTGATCGTGCCGCTGATGCGGGAGGCGAATCGCGATCGATTCTGGGAATCGCTGTGGGCAACGGCGCCGGCGACGGCGTGCTGGCTCGTCGAGGGTGAGGAAGGCAAGACCTACGCCGAGAACGTGAACGACTGTGTCCGCAAGTCGTCGGCCGATTGGGTGCTGATCGTCGGCGACGATTGCGAGTTCACGCCTGGATGGTTTGAGGCTGCGCAGGCGCTCACCGACCGCTTCGACGTGGTCGGCACCAACGACTCCGAGGTCGGTCGGGTCCGCAACCCTGCCGTGGCGAAGGGCTCGCACGCCGATCACTTCCTGATCCGGCGCAGCTACATCGACGACGAGGGCTCCACCCTTGACGGCCCCGGCGTGGCCATCTCCGAGGCGTACCGGCACTGGTACTCCGACAAGGAGGTCATCGAACTCGCCAAGGCGCGAGGGGTCTACGGCCATGCCCACGACTGCCGGGTGATTCACCACCATCCGGGCTACGACGGCAACGAGTCCGCACGCGAGGCCGACCCGATCTACATGGCGGCAGTCGACGCCAGCGAGGCCGACCGCAAGACGTGGATGAGCCGGGTGCCGATCATCGCTGGCTACAAGGCGGGCCGCAAGTGACCCGCCCGAAGGTCATCGACGCCTTCCCGTTCAACAACGAGCACGACATCCTCGAATGCCGACTGGTCGAGCTGTACGACTCCATCGACGCCTTCGTGCTCGTCGAGGCCACACGCGACCACCAGGACCACGCCAAGCCGCTGTGGTACGCCGAGCACGCCGAACGGTTCGCCCCCTGGGCAGACAAGATCGTCCACGTCGTCGTCGACGAGGGCGAGATGCCGAGCAAGGCGCAGGACAACGACCCCTGGGCACGTGAGCACGCACAGCGCGAATTCATCGGCCGAGGGCTCGCACGGCTCGACTTGAGCGATCATGACGTGATTCTGCAGTCCGATGTCGACGAGATCCCGAGGGCATTGCACGCTCGCAACTGTCGCCCGCAGGGGTTCTGGTCGTTCGGTCAGCGAGGGCATTTCTGGGCCGTCGACTGGCTGTACCCGCACCCGTGGTACGGCACCGTCGCCGCCACGGTGGGCCACCTCGCCAAGTTCCCCGAGGCGCGCCGATTCTCGTACATGCGCGACGTGCGGATGACGGCACTCTGCCCGCCGCACCTGCAGGACGTCGGCTGGCACCTGTCGTGGCTCGGTGGACCCGAAGCAGCGATCCGCAAGGTTGGCAGTTTCTGCCATCCCGAGGTTGAGGATCAGATCCGAGACGGCCTCGAGCGAGACACCTTCTACCGTGACGGCATCCACGTCGACGGCACGAAGATGACGCCGGTCGACGTCGACGACACCTGGCCGAGATGGATCGTGGAGGGCCACGCCCCGGCGTCGTGGTATCGGCCCCGATGAGCGCCGACCCGTTCGGCGAGGAATGGTTCAGCGTGGCGTCGCAGCGGGCGGTCGCCGACCTGGCGCGCAGCGTCGCCGACGTCCCCGGACTGATCGTCGAGGTCGGATCGTGGACCGGTCGCTCGACGTGCGCACTGGCAAAAGCGATCAACCCTCGCCCGCTCCACGCCGTCGACACCTGGGCCGGTTCGCCCGGCGAAATCAGCAGCACCCTGGCCGCCGAGCGTGACGTGTTCGCCCAGTGGCAACGCAACGTCGACGAGTTCACCGACGGCAACGTGATCGCTCACCGGGTGGGCTGGCGAGAGTTCTTCGCTGACAAGGCTTCGCCGCTGGCGTTCGTGTTCATCGACGCCGAACACACTGAGGCCGAGGTGGCCGACAACATCGCCGCCGTGCTGCCCTGGCTTGCCGAGGGCGGGATCATCTGCGGTGACGACGTCATGCACCCGCCGGTCCGTCAGGGCATCGCCCGGCACCTTCGCCCGGTCGATGTCCAGGTGGAGATCGGCACGTCTGTCTGGTGGTGGAAGCGATGAACCTGCTCGACCTGCAGTACGCCGAGGCGTGCAAGACGCCATCGGACATCTACCTGCACCTTCCTCGGATGGTGCAACTCGTCGAACAACTCGACGCCCAGCACGT